GGTATCGCTCAGGTCGCCAGCAGTGCCAAATGGCGCGGTGCCAGCGGTACCGGTTGCGCGGGAGGCGTTGACATACAAGGCGGCAAGGTCAGCCTCGACTTCGTTGGTCAATGTGCGCATGGCTTGCGCGAACTGGTCGCGCAAGATTACGTTGTAAGCCGCACCGTTGTTGTCCAAGCCGCGCTTTTCTTCACCATTCCAGCGCACTGGATAGCGGCGGGCCTTGGTGATGCTCATTGAAACGCTGCCGATGGTTTGGTCACCATCGTTAGGCGGCGTCACGGCGGGCGTGATGTCACTTGCGGTGCCAGCAGGAGCGACGTGTGAGCGAACAGTTTGCCCTACAGCTGCACGTTCAAACGTCATGTCGGAACTAACGGCAGGGATGAAGCCCACCAATTCGCGGGACACTTGGTCCAGCGCGTTGTACATGGTGGGAATAAGGTTGGTCAGAGTATTTGCCATGATGTCGGCCTTTCAGAAATGAAAAAGCCCGCACATGGCGGGCTCTGGGTTTGTTGAAGAAGTGGTTAATCGGCTATTGCTGCCGTGCCTTGTGCGATTTCCTTGGCGAACACAGCCTTTGCGGATGGGTCAAGGGCATCGAATTGCGCACGAGTGGAGGTTTTCTTTCCGCCCGCACCGTGTGAACTGCTACCTGCACCACCGCCAGTTGCGCCAGAGCCCTTGAGGATTTGCGCCTTGTAGGGGTAGTGATCAACAAGCGTTTCAATGGCTTCGTCGAAGTCAGCTAATTCCCCCGGGCGGGCGCGGCTGAAAATCTTGTTGCCATGCTGGTCGTATGCAACGGTCTTGCCGTCTTCGATCTTGAAAGCGCTGCCAAAGCGGGCCTGCACCAAGTCAGCCGGGATGGCAAACTTGTCGGCGATCAGTTTTGAGCGCGAGAACGCGCCGCCGATCTTTTCTGCGTAGAGCGCAGCCTCCAACTGTTCCGCCTTAGAAACAATCGGTGAATACTTCTCTTCGACAGCCTTAATGGCTTCCGCGATGGCCTTGTCCTTCTCGCCTGCATCCACAAGGCGTTTTTGGTCAAGGTTGGCAACAACCTCCAGGGCTTTGATGGCCTTGGCTGGGTCGCTGATGCTTTCAAATGGCTTGAGCTTTGATTCGGCTGCCTCAGCGCGTTCGCGATGGCCCTTCGCCTCGGCGTTTAACCGGGTGATGGTGTCGCGTGTTGCTGGTGCATCAAATGCAATCTCTTTGCCGTCATCGCTGACGTAAACGGGTTTTCCGTCTTGGACTACTGCATGACCTTCTGGGGTAAGTTTCAGTTTCATTGGTGGTTTTCCTTTGCCATCCAGCACAGGGCGGTAGAGACCATCCGGCCTCGAAACACCCGACTTGCTTCCACAAGCGGGCATGAAAAAACCGCCCAGGATTTCTCCGAGGCGGTTTGGTAAAGAAAAAGCCCTCGCGTGGAGGGCTTAGATAGTTTGTCTGTGTGCTGTCAGCAGGCACGCTACGCATATCAGCGTCTTGGTGCCTCCTAGATACTTACCGTCGCGGCACATCACGCCGGTCTTTGTTTCAATGAACTCTCTGCCGCCGCAGCGGTTGCACTGCACTAGGTCTGCGGGCTTGTTTGCCTTTATCTTCAGCCGCGCTGTTTCACGCGGGCCGGGTGGCGATGGCTGGATAAGGCGGAGTTTTGACACGCGGCGATTTTAGACGCCAGCCTTCTCGAATGCCTTACTTTCTTGCGCCTTCAGTTGCTCCAGGCTGTACCACTTACCCTTGTCGTTCACAAACTTGTCGATCTCAAGCCCGCCGCGCCTGAACAATGCGCCCCTCGTGGGCCCCAAAACCTCATCCTGTTTCGCGGCGCTTTGCCGCTTCAGCCAGCCACCGTAGCTCATGTTTGCATCGACCGGGCCGGTTTCTGACGCCTGCTCCCCAACGAATCCGTCTTGGCCTTCCAGCAGCGGAAGCGAAACCGACCGGCAATTCCAATGCAAGCGCCCGGGTCCAGCGCCCCAAGGTATCGAGTGCCCGATTGGTTTATGTGCCTTGACCGTGTACCGCTTACCTGAACGTGCAATGCAGGCTTCCGATGTTCTGCCATCCAGCGTAGAAAGCCACATCAGCGATCCAAGAATGTCGGCGTTTGCCTCGTGGAACCGATCCCGCGCAACGCCTGCCGTGTGGCTTACCGCTGTTCTCACAATCGATTCAGCGTGTCGCCGGTCAATCTCTATGATCCCGTCTTCGTAGCCCCTAGCTCTGGTGCCGCGCAGCTCGGTGACCATTTGGCTGATCGTCTTACCCTCTACGAACCCCATGCGAATCGAATCACGAATGCGCTTGAACTTCTGCGGCGCGCCTTCGTTGAACACGTCCCGCAGCAATGCGCCCTGGAATGGACGGGCCATCGCCGCCGCATACGCCTGTTCAGCGCTCACCGCTGTTACGCTAAAGCCCACATCCAGCGACTCGAACAACTGAAACTGAAACCCAGCTTCATAAATCACAAACTCGCGCATGTCGCTGACAAGCAATTCACCAGCCTGCTGATACGCGCCTGAGTTGATGGCCCGAACAGAAGTAAGCAGACCCTCTAGGCACTCAATCTGAAACGTTGATGGGTCAACCGAGCTAAGCAAGTTGGTCAACTGCGCGAACATGTCCGCGTCAGCGCGATTGAGCAGCGCGATGATCCTACGCACCTGCCCGTTGCTGTACCGCTGCAAAGCCACCTGATGGCTGATGACGGCGTCTGCCAGCTCGATCTGTTTGGGGCTCATCCTTCGCTAACGGATGGCGCAAAACTCAGGATGTCAACGCCGTTACCGCATCCATTGTCAAAAACACAAGCAACCTCCACCGCCTCTTGCGCGGTTTTGCCGCAGTGCATTGCGGCCATGGCAAAGTCTCGGCCACTGCCAATAGCAAACTGTTGCGGTGGAAATTTGACCGCATGCGGTGTGCTCTCAAACTTCCAAATATCTCCATTCCTCCATATCACCAGGAGGCTGGTCCATGAGTCCTTGCTGCGCTGAGACTCCGGAAAGTCGGCTGGAACATGACCAGCCTTGAACCATGCGACCAACTCTTCGCCAACCGCTGCGTCCCCTGCGTATCCAGCAAAACAATCACCAAAATTGAAGATCTTGGTAGTAGTGCGGATGAGGGAGCCGAGCGCGCAACGCTTGTCCGCCGCCAGTGTCGCTCCATCCCAGGCTATACAGGTCATGCTGCCTGACCTGTTGGTTGCAGCAAGGCTTGTTGATCCTCACCCATATCGCCCAGGCTTGGCCCGTCTTCCCCGATCATTTCCGCTTCGTCATCGGCGTCCACCTCGGCAGACAACGTGCCGCGCCGCTTCAGCTCGTTTATAAGTGTCGGCTTGCTGATAACGCCGCCCTGCTGAGCTTTGAGCAGCAATTCAGCGGAGGCATCAGCCAGTGAAGCAGCTCCGAAGTCGTTGAACACCGTTACATGCCCGCCTTTTGGAAGATTGATCCAATCAGCCATGATTTGCAGGCACTGGTCGAGCGAGTCCTCAAACGACTGGACGATTTCTTGCAACGCGCACATGCCGATGGCGTTGTCTGTGGCAACTTCTGTGGCAGTTGTGTTTCCGCGCTTCAGCACAAGCAGCTCAGCCCCGGCCTGACGCATTCTTTCTTCCAGCGCCTCAAGGTCTTCCTTCCCCGCGCCGATGGCAGCGCCTGAGTGCTCCACAAACTTCATGTCGCAGCCTGTTGGAAGTTGTGCCGCGCCAGCTGCGCCGATTGCAAGACTGAAGCCTTCAGGCGTGTCACCGATAACTGCGAGGATAGGCACCCGCGCCACATGCAGGATGTTCCGCTGATCGGATGCGCTTTGCCAGTGCTCGACGTTCAGGTGCGCCAGCTCGATCAATGGCTGCTTGCCAGACATGAAGCCTGTGCGCTCACCGTAGAAAGGCACGAATGGCACATAACCAAGGCTGGTGACACCTTCATCATGCATCGTCCACTTCTGGGTTTTTGGTTCCAGTCTGAATGTGCGCCACTTGCCGGGCTCCAACACTCGGACCTGTTTGATGCAGGCATCAGCGAACTCACCATCGGGCTCGTCCACTGCCTCCATATAGCGCAGTTGATCGATAACCCAGCGGCCACCGAAACGACTTGCGCGCCAGCCGAGAAGCTGTTCAGCCTTGATGCTGACGAAGTAAGGCCGCGCACCGGTTTGGCGCTCTTCCTCAAGGTTGCGAGCAGGCGCAACAGGCGGGAAGTCAACCAGAACACCGTGCAACCCATAGCCCAGCACGTTCTGCATCACCTTGGATGAAAAAGCGTGTAGGTTTTGGCCCTCTAAATCAACGTCCTCGCAGTACTCTTGAATCTGCGGCGGAACATCATCACCAAACGCGAGCGCCTTACTGAATGGCTTTGCGGCAAGTGTCTTAACTGTCCGACTGAAGCCTGGGAACAGCGTCGAAGTCTTCAGCCTTGCTTGGTAAGCGGCAGGCTCTTCGCTGTGGTTGCGCGGCAGATAAGTCTCGCCCGCCTCACGAATAGCCGAAGTCCCCCCAAGCAGCACGCGCACCAATCCCCAATCAGCCTGCATTTCCTGCACTTGGGCTGATTGTTTGGCTACGTCTTGGGTCATATGCGAAGTGGTTTGAAACTTGCTGCGCGGGCAAGAATCGGGAATTTGTAGACAACGAAGTAGCCTGCTGCGTCGAGGCAATGGTCGAGGCCGCTGGTTTTATCCGGCTCGCCGTGCTTGTCGTATGCCTGCTTTTCCAGGGATTCAACAAGATGCGGGCACTTGTCAGGATTGACCCTGTAGCGCCTCACGCCGTCCTTGTGGATCTGCTGGTTGAAACTCAGAACGCGGTCTTTAACCGCTGGGTTGCGGGAGTTAACGCAAACCTGAAACCCGGCCTGCCTCAATAGAGACAGGTCTGATTCGCTGGCGTTGTTAGACTTCCTGTTCCCACCCGATGCGTCCGGGTAGATCATCAACGAATGGCCTTTGCTCTTAAATCGGTCTGTGAGCAATCGAACCATTGCCGGGGTGTCGAACACGTCCACCAACTCGTCAACAGCAACCGGGCAACCATCGCGCAAAACATGGATCACCGCCGCGCCGTGTGACACGTTGAAGTCCATGCCGACGTGCAGCGTTTCGTTTGGCTGCGGGGTTTCGTTTGTGGCGTTTAGTGCCCGGTCGAACTCTGGGTAAACACTGCCAGCGGTCAGGTTGACGAATTCGCCATCGAGGTAAGCCGCCAGAAGATTGCTTGGGTAAGTGTTCTTGAGGTTTTCGATGTACCCGTCCGGCAGATTTGCCGCGTTGTCCATCGTCCTCGCCCGGAAAAGCTCATACCCTGGAGCTTTGTTCTTTACCCACTTCTCATAAACAAATCGGAAGCCTTCTGGCGTTGTAGCAACCGCCACAGTGTTGGGCATGCTGCACTTCTGCCGGTTCCGGGCGATAACCTTGTTCCACACCGCCCGAGCGTCTTCTGTCTTCAGGGTATCAAGCTCGTCGCATATGCTGTGCGCCACCTCATACCCAACGATGCCAGCCGGGTTAGACATGGAGCGAAACAGAATTCTCCCTGCGCCTGGAAATTCAATGTGCGGAGATGTTCCGCCCCTTGTCTTATGTGCCCAGCCGTTTGCTTCACAGATGGCAGGGAATCGCTTCATTGCGATGTCTTCCACCAACGGGAACGTCGGTAGGTAGTACGCAATATCGCAGGACTTGAACTGAATCTTCAGCGCCAGCGCCCTAAGCATCGCAGCCGCTGTCTTTCCACTTCCAAACCCGCCAACGAACGCCGGAGCGAAGGACTTGCTAGTTGCAAAGCCCTTTTGTGCTGCTGTGAGCGCCATCAGCTACTTGGGATGATGAATTCATCAATGCTGGTTGGCAGCTCTTTGGTCGTAACGCTGGAATTCTCTGTTGGCACACCAAGCGCAAGACGCGCAACCTTTGACGCAACCTCTACAGCACCAGACAGTGCCTTGACCTCATTCGGGTGTTCTGCCATATCCAGCATTTGCAGAGCTTTTTCCCGAATTCGCTTGGCCGCTGACAAATCCGCTTGGTTGTATGCGGCAAGCTCATCAATACGCTCTTCCGTGATGGCCTGCGTTACAGACTCCGTTACAGCGCGTGACAGCGCGTGACGTTGCTCGGCCCATTGCTCGCGGTTTGCCCTCTGGCGTACCGTGCCCTCTTTGAGCCCATGCTTTTCAGCCAGCTCCTTGTATTGCATTGAGCCGTTCACGTACTCAATGCGGAGCGATGTCCAGTCTGTTGCCATTACTCAGCGTCGCAAGTCAAAGTAAGCGCCTTCAGCACAACCCTGGACACCTTATCATTATCTGGTGTGGATCTCATGGCCCACGCAACCAACACAACGCCCATGAGGTAGTACCTGAGCCACCAGGCGACATGGACAGTGAGTTTTGCTTTGATTGCCATTTACGCAATAGGAGGATGGATGCAGACCGTTCCACTCAACACAGTTGATGCGATGGAAGGTTCTTTTTTCATGTGTTGGGCGCTGGCCAAGTAAACATTTTCATCGCCATCAAGTTTGGCAACGCACACAAGGCCCTCATCCTCATCAGCCCACAATACGCGCTCTAGTTTGACGCCATCCAATGTCACCGACACTTGGTTCGCGTGGCAGTCAAGACGCGGGATGTAGTCATCTGGATAGATTCGCATGTTGTGCCTCACGATTCACGCGCCCGCCGCCCACCAGTCGGATGGAGTACCCGCCGATAGCTCGTCACCTCGTCGCGTAATGCGGTCCATGTTCGGTGTTGACCGCTTGCCTAGTGCGTTGACGCTGCACGCGCCACCCTGAGTGCCGTGGTCTGTCGCCCTAGTGCTGGCGGGGTGGGTGGATTGGGGATGGTTCGCCGGGATGGTTTCGAGCCATCGTCCTCGCCCCAGTACAGGGTGCGCGCTCTACCTCTGAGCTACCAGCAAAACGCAAAAAGCCGCTCACTTGGGCGGCTTGTGTTTATTTCGGGCATGCGGCAGCTTCTACTGTGAGAAGCCCGTTGTTGTTCTGCGAGCCCGACTGGGCTTCCATTGTTGGCTGCGCGTTTTTATCACAAATCAAGCGTAGGCGCAAGTGACTTCATTGCCTCCTGTCCTGCCCTACCCTGCACTATCTCAATCTGCATCTGAGTCCAGTCAGCAAACCTCAGATTCTCCCTGTGGAATATCTTCTGGAACAGCGCCTGCCGTGTGCCCCTGCATGCGCCGCAATCCTTTGTGCCGATTGTTGGTGTTCCTGGGATCAACTCTCTACCAAGGCCATTGCACACATGGCAAGTCTTGTCATGGTTCCACTCAAGCACAGTTTTGGCGACAAATCTCGCCCGGCTCATTGTGATCTGCCCACCGAAGTGGCTGGTTAGCTTCTCAGCCAGTATCTCGATGACTTCATTAAATGCTGCGCTATCGCCTGTGAAAAGCCGCATAAGCGCAACGCCAAACGGCTCACGCTTTGCGGCTAACCCTACAGCGCCAACAACATCAGAGTCGCTGCGTGTAGTCCTCTCAATGCTTCTTAGATTGCTGCTGCGGACGGCTGAAAAGTAACGCTCTGTGATGTCGCTCAATTGGCATGACTTTCTCCCACGCAGAATCCTGGTGCTTGTCAGTCTTGCTGACGCGCTATTGTGGGCGCGAATTTACCATGCGGTCAAAGCCGATAGCAATAATCAATCATGAATCAACAAAAACCTCTTGCATGTTGTTGTCGCTTGATCTACAGTACACACATGGACAGCGCGGTGCTGTTCGGCAAACAGAAGCAAACATCATGCAAGTAAGC